ACAACAGCAGCAACTAGATGGTATGAATTAAAAGCAGCAAGTTCAGCATTAAAAGATGATTACTTGTCGATAGATTGGGATAATTTTTATTTAACTACAGTAGGAGTCAGTGGTGAATCTGCTCCTTATGTTTCTAAGAATTTAAGTTTTGTAACTATAGAAGAATGGAAAGATTTTAGAAGGACTAGAGAAAATGCTGATGATGCAGATCAAGCTGTAGGTGGTGAACCTCGCCATGTAATAAGAAGTCCTGATGGTAGAAAGTTTGGATTAAGTCCTATACCTGACAAAGCTTATAAGGTTTGGTATTTTGCATATGACTTACCAACACAACTATCAGCGTATGATGACGCTGTAGTTTTTCCAGATGTTTACAAAACAGTAGTATTATCTAAAGCAAGATACTATGCACACCAGTTTAAGGATAACCCTCAAATGGCTGCATTTGCTTTAGAAGATTATAGAAAAGGCTTAAAGAGTATGAAAGAAAATCTTATAGGCCCAACACCAACTTATATATCTGACGATAGAATTAGGTATGTGTAAATGCAAGCATTTGGATTATCTTGTCAAGGTGGATTAAATACTAATTTAAATCAATTTCAAATGCTTCAGCAACCCGGATTTGCTACGGAGCTTTTAAATTTTGAAGTTGACCCCGATGGTGGCTACCGAAGAATAAATGGCTATACTCTTTTTGGAGGAGATAGCGCAGCAAGACCTAATAGTTCAAATGGTATATTAGGTCTTTTTGTATATGCAGATGGAGTAATTGCTGCATCAGGAACTAATTTATATTTTAGTTTAGATGGAACAAGTTGGTTACAAATAAATCGTTCTAGTGTAAGTAGCTCTGGTGATAATCATTCAACATTTACAGGTAGAAGCGTTGCAGCTAGAACAACACAAGGACAAGTTACATTTGCTTTATTTGAAGGCGATAGTACTTATGGTGAAGTAGTAATTACTGATAAAGGTTCTGGTTGCAAACCTGCAATATTTAAAATGACAGGTTCAGGAGCGTTAAACACTAGAACTTTCTTTTATGAAGAAGTTACTGTTAGTGGAACACACTATCCAAAAGTTTGTACAATACACGACAAACACTTAGTAGTGGCAGGGGCAGCTACGGCAGCTAATACTATTTTTTATAGTGGAACAAGTGATATTAATAGTTTTTCATCTACTGGTTCTGGAAGTATTGTATTAGATGATCAAGTAGTAGGACTTAGAAGTTTTCGTGGCGATTTAATTATATTTTGTAAAAACAGTATTTATAAATTAGTAAATATTAATGATTCAAATTCTATTGCAGTTGTACCTATAACTAAAAACGTAGGTTGCTTAGATGGACATAGTATTCAGGAAATAGGTGGTGATCTTTTATTTCTTAGTCCTGACGGACTACGTTTAGTTGCAGGTACGGCCCGTATTGGTGACGTAGAGTTAAGTTCTGTATCAAGACAAATACAATCTATAATATCTGATATTGCAGCTTCTATAGATTCTTATATAATAACAAGTGCAGTATTAAGAAGTAAATCACAATACAGGTTATTTTATAGTTCTTCTGTAGGGGCAACTACTTCTTCTAAAGGTATTATAGGTACTATAACACCTCAAGGTTTTGAGTGGTCAGAAACAGAAGGAATACAAGCTCACGGGTTTACATCAGGACTTGATAACGATAGTGTAGAGCAAATTTATCATGGCGATAAAGACGGCTATGTTTATAACCATAATACAGGAAATGATTTTAATCCGGCAGGAACACAAACAAATATAAAAGCTAGATATAAAACACCAAATTTAGATTTTGGAGATGCAGGAACACTAAAGACAATGCACTATGTAAAACTGTCTTTAACACCTGAAGGTTCTATACAACCAAACTTAAAAGTTTCTTATGATTTTGACGATAATAATAAACCTCAACCTGCATCGTATTCTTTAGATAGTATACCATTACCGACAATATTTGGTTCAGCAACATTTGGTACAGGAGTATTTGGAGCATCAACTGACCCAATGGTTAGACAGGCAGTACAAGGAAGTGGACATAATGTAGCTTTAAAACTATTTAGTGAAGATACAAAAGCACCGTACTCAATAAATGGATTCTATATAGATTATAGACCTTCTGGTAGGAGATAATAATGGCTACAAGTTATACTAGACAAAGCAGTTTTTCAGATGGCGATACGATTACTGCTGCCTTATTTAACAATGAATTTAATCAATTACTAACAGCTTTTTCGTATGCTTCTAGTGGAACCACTGGACATCGACACGATGGTACAGCAGGAGAAGGCGGTAATATTCATACTATTGGTGATCAAGATTTTTTAAATAAAATTCTTACTACTAGTAATACTTGGGAGTTTTATGTAGAAGTTTCTAGTGCTGCTGCAAAACAAATGGTATTACAAGATGGTGCATTAGTTCCTCATGTTGATAGCGATTTAGATTTAGGAACATCAAGTAAATATTTTAAAGATGCTTATATAGATAGTATTACAACTACAGGTAATGTAGCTGTTGGTGGTAATCTTACAGTAACAGGCACTACAACATTTAATGGAGGTACTCTTACTTTAGGAGATGCAGCAGATGACAATGTTGTGTTTGGTGCAGATGTAAACAGTAATATTATTCCTAATACAGATAATAGTTATGACTTGGGTTCTTCTACTCAAGAGTGGAAAGATTTATATGTAGATGGTACAGCATACTTAGATGCTATAAATTTTAATGGCACAGCTATTAGTGCAACAGCAGCAGAAATAAATATATTAGACGGAGTAACTGCTACAGCTTCAGAACTTAATATAATGGATGGAGTTACTGCAACTACGGCAGAACTTAATATCCTTGATGGAGTTACTGCAACAGCAGCAGAGATAAATATACTTGATGGGGTTACTGCAACTGCCACAGAATTAAATATTATAGATGGTGTTACAGCTACTACAACTGAATTAAATATAATGGATGGTGATACATCTGCAACATCTACTACATTAGCAGACGCAGATCGTGTTGTTGTAAACGACAATGGCACAATGAAGCAAGTAGCTTTAACAGATTTTGAAACTTATTTTGAATCTGCCATAGATACTATTGGTGGAAGTTTAACTGTTACAGGTGATCTTACTATTAGCGGTGATGATCTTGTAATGGGTACTAATACATCTGGACATTTACTAATAGCAGACGGTACTAACTTTAATCCTACGGCTGTTGGAGATTTGTCAGAAATATCTACAGTAGCTAATGATGATGTATTACTTGCAGTAGATACTTCTGGTGGTGGACTAAAGAAAATTTCAAGAAGCACATTAGTTTCAGGACTAGCTTCATCATCAGCTCTTTCAAATGTAGTTGAAGATACTACGCCACAACTAGGTGGTGACTTAGATGTTAATGGAAATGCTCTAACTTCTACATCAAATGGTAATATTGCTTTAACTCCAAATGGAACAGGTGTAGTTAGATTAGATGGTAATGTAGATATTCAATCTGGAGAAATTGTATTAAAAAATGCAGGTTCAGTATCTAATGTTAAGTTTTATTGTGAGTCAAGTAATGCTCATTATACTCAACTACAATCATCTCCTCACGCATCTTATTCAGGTAATGTAACATTAACTTTACCTGCATCTACAGATACTTTAGTTGGTAAGGCAACAACAGATACACTGACTAATAAAACACTAACATCTCCAAAAATTAATGAAGATGTAGTAGTTTCTGCTACAGCTACCGAACTTAATATTCTTGACGGTGTAACGGCTACTACAGCAGAACTTAATATTTTAGATGGTGTAACAGCTACCGCTACTGAACTAAACATTCTTGATGGTGTAACATCTACAACAGCAGAACTTAATATTCTTGATGGGGTGACTAGCACCACAGCAGAACTTAATATTCTTGATGGTGTTACAAGTACAGCAGCAGAATTAAATATACTTGATGGAGTTACAAGCTCTACTGCTGAACTTAATATACTTGATGCAGTTTCTAGAGGTTCTTTAATTTATGGAAATTCTAGTGGAGCAACAGCACTTCTTACTAAAGGTGGTGCTAGTACAGTCTTAACATCTGATGGTACTGATATTGCTTGGGCTGCACCGGCAGCAAGTGGAGTAACTTATGTTACTAAAACTGCAAATTATACAACTCAAGATTTAGAAGGTGTTCTTGCTAATACTAGTGGTGGAGCATTTACAGTTACTTTACCTGCTTCACCATCAGCCGGAGCGCAAGTTATTGTTGCTGATTCTGGTGATGCTTTTGGTACTAATAATTTAACTGTTGCTCGTAATGGTGAAACTATTGATGGTACTGCTGCTGATCTTGTATTAGATATAACTGGTGTTAGTGTTCAACTTGTTTATAATGGAAGCACTTGGAGAGTTTACGCACAGGTTGGTGGTAAAGGTGGTAATGCAGTAAATACAACAGCAACACAAACTCTTACAAATAAAACATTAACATCTCCAAAAATAAATGAAGATGTTGCTGTTAGTGCTACAGCTACAGAGATTAATATTTTAGATGGAGTTACAAGTACTACAGCAGAATTAAATATTTTAGATGGCGTAACAAGCACTACTGCTGAATTAAATATATTGGATGGTGTAACTTCTACTGCTTCTGAACTTAATATTTTAGATGGTGTTACTGCAAATGCAACAGAAATTAATAAATTAGATGCTCTATCACGAGGTTCTTTAATCTACGGTAATGCTTCTGGTGAAACTGCTATTTTAACAAAAGGTACTGCTGATCAAGTTTTAACTTCAGATGGTACAGATATAGCTTGGGCTAATGCAGGTGGTGGTGGAGCTTGGACATTATTATCTTCTACGACAGCAAGCGCATCTTCTCAAATTGATTTAACAAATATAGATTCGACTTATGATGATTATATGATTGTTATAAATAATTATTACGCGAGTAGTAGTTCATATTTAAAAGCTAGATTAAAAATAGATGGTAGTTTTCGCACAGACTCAAATTATTGGACTGTTGCAGGAAGATTTGGAAAATACAATTTTGAAAGTCCCAGTTCAGGATCAACAGGCGATTTCTGGAAAAGCAATAGATATAATGACAGCATAAGATTTTTGTCTGAAAGTTCAAATATGTATGAAAACTCAAGCGGCCCACAAAAATTTATTTTGTATCTGCAAGATGTAAACAGAGCAGGAACTTATAAAACAATATGG